CTCAATTCGCAAACATTTTTGGTTGACCAGCCCGAACTGGCCAGGACTGGCCGCGATCAGGGCCGACCGGTCGAGACTGGTTCAGAGCTGCCGAGATTGGAGACGTGCGGTGTTGGGGTTTCCCCCTGGGCGGACCTTGTCGCGCAATGGGCGCGCACTTATTTGCAAACTGAATTGTTCCCGTGGCAAGTTCACGCTCTCGCCGGCACCTTGATGATTGACGACGACGGGAACTTTGTGCACCGAGAGGCCCTGGTGTCGACGGCCCGTCAGAACGGCAAGTCGGTGGCCCTGTCCGCGCTCATCGGTTGGGCGCTGACAGAACTGCCCAAGATCTGGGGCCGTCCCGTCAACATCCTGTCCACGGCAAACAGGCTTGACCGCGCCGAAGCGATCTACCTCACCCTGTCGCCCATCCTCAAAGAAATCTTTGGGGCGAAACTCACCCAGGTGCCAGGCCGCAAAGGCGCAAAAATTGGCAGCTCCGAATGGCACGTCCGCGCCGCAAACATCAACCTGCACGGCGGCTCCTATGACCTTGTCGTGGCGGACGAAATCTTTGACATCTCAAGCGAGGTTCTTGACACCGCCATCAGGCCCACGATGATTGCCCGGCAATCGCCGCTGTTCTCGGCGTGGAGCACAGCCGGTGACGCCTCGAGCGACGCCATGATTACCATGCGCGAGGAAGCCCTGACCGCAATCGACGCCGGCGAGAACCGCGGCCTGTACTTCGCTGAATGGTCAGCCGAGCCGGGGCAAATCGGCCGGGAAACTTGGGGCATGGCAAACCCCGCATTGGGGCGGACCATCACCATCAAGGCTCTTGAGGCGGCAAGCCGCAAGGACTACTTTCTTCGCGCCCACTTAAACCAGTGGGTGACTGCTCGAGGCGCATGGCTGAAAGCAAACGAATGGGAGGCTTGCAAGACGAAGGTGGAGATGCCGCCGGGAGGCTGGTTGGCCATTGACTCCAGCATCGACGAGTCCAGGTATGTCGGGATTCGCGCCGCCCAGATTGACAAACAGGTCATGGTGCAGGTCGCGTTTGTGGCCGACTCCGAAGAAGAACTTTGGGAACACGTTGCCGGCGTCCTAATGGACCCCAAGGTGCAGCTGCTGGTGACGCCGTCCCTTGAGATCCACATTCCCGTAAACCTTCAGCGCCGCTACAAACTCACCGGGTACGCAGAGCTGCTCCGCTACACCAGCCTGGTGCAGAAAATGATTCTCGAGGGCCGCGTCCTGCACGACGGCTCGACCGCATTACACGAACACATGACCCGCGCCACGATGGTCAAGACCGCTCAGGGCGCGGTGCTGTCATCACAGAAATCACCCGGTCCAATCGAGCTCGCGCGGTGCGCCGTGTGGGCCATCGCCGAGGTTTCCCGCCCCATGACACGAAACAAACCCATGCTCGTCGTCTCGGGCTAAGATTCCGACAGGCACGACGGCATCGTCGGGATCTCGTCGTGCCACTACTCGAGGACTGAAATGGCACTTTTCGGCAGACAGCAAACGAAGGCAATGATTGCCACCGAGCCCGCCCCGCCGGTAGCGGCCGCGTCAGGCCCGACGATCTACACGGACGGCGCAGGAAACCTCGGTGCCGGGTCAGTCGGCAACTTCTACAGCTACTCAGAAGGCGTCCTCCGCAACAACGCCATGTCCGTGCCCACGATTGCCCGCGCCCGCGACCTGATTGCCAGCGTCATCGGCGCAACCCCGCTCCGCATGTACAAGGACGTATGGGACGAACAGGAAGGCGAAATGGTCAAGCAATACTTGGCCCCGCGCACCTGGCTGAAAGCCCCGGACCCGACCATCCCATACTCCACGCTGATGAGCTGGACGCTGGACGACCTGTTCTTCTACGGCAAAGCCATCTGGTTCATCAACTCAAGAACCGCAGACGGTTTCCCGAACTCGTACCAGCGCCTCCCCGCTTCAATGGTCAGCTTCCGCGACCAAGCAGGCCCAGTGTTCTTCGCCCCGTCGCAGGAACCGTACTTCCAGGGCGGCCGCATCGACCCCGAAAACCTAATCCAGTTCATCAGCCCCATCCAAGGCATCATTTACCAGTCCGAACAGGCCGTCCAGACCGCGCTCCGCCTTGAGCGCGCCCGTTTCCGCAACGCCACCAGCACCATCCCCGCCGGCGTCCTGCGCGTCATCGGCGGCGAACCGCTTACCCAACAGGAAATGCAGGACCTCGTTGCGTCGTTTAACTCGGCCCGCGAAAACAACCAAACCGCCGGTCTGTCGCAAGATCTTGAGTACAAGGAAACCAGCGCCAACCCCGCAAACATGCTGCTGATGGAAGCAGCAAACTTCCAGGCGCTCGAGATGACCCGCATTACAAACATTCCGCCATACCTCGCCGGCATTGACATTGGCTCGTACCAGTACACGTCTGGCAAACAATCCCGTGAAGATCTGTACCTGTTCGCTGCCCGCCTGTACATGGACTGCATCGCGCAAACGCTCAGCATGAACAACAACCTGCCGAACGGCACAAACGTCGAGTTCGACATCGACGCGTATCTTTCCGACATCGTCGAAGAGATCGAGTCAGATACTGTAAAGTCACAGCAAGACACGCCAGCCGATCTGGCCCAGGAAGCAATGGACACATCAGCACAATGAAGCCACTCAACATGATTGCCACCGGCGGCATCCAGATTGAAGCCGCGGAAGGAGACACGGAGTCACGCACCGTCCACGGGGTGGCAGTCCCGTATGGCGTTGAGGCTCAGGTGTCAGACGGCAGGCGTGTCGTCATAGAGGCCGGAGCGCTTCCGGTCGACGGCAAGAACCCGAAACTGTTCATGAACCACCAGCCCGAGCAGGCCATCGGCACCGTCACCAAGCGCGTCGAGGCCGCTGACGGCTCCGGCATGATGTTTACGGCACGAATCGCGCGTTCCAGCCTTGGAAATGACGCAATGGTGCTTGCATCCGAAGGCGTCTTGGACTCCGTCAGCGTCGGCATTACCCCGACGAAGTGGACGATGAAGGACGGCGTCATGCACGTCAAGGCCGCCAAGTGGAACGAGCTGTCACTTGTTCCCACGCCGGCGTTTGATGGTGCTACCATCAGCAGTGTGACCGCTAGCGCGGAATCAGATCCCGACGAAACAAAAGAACCCACAGAACAAGTAGTCGAGGAGACTGAAACCGTGGAAACCGAAGCCCCCGTGACCGAAGCCGCTGCAAAGCCGGAGACGATCATCCCCACCCCGCTGTTTGCATCGGCACCGAAGGCTTCGCGTCTTCCGTCCGCTGCCGAGTACCTGGCTGCGTTCCACATCGGTGGCGAAGTCAAGGCTGGCGTCGAGCGCCAGATCCTCGACTGGAAGCGCGAGAACCAGTCGCCCATCGAGGCCGCTGCCGGTGACGAGACCATCGCCACCAACCTCCCCGGTCTGCTCTCGGTGCCGGTCCTCGGCCCGGTGTACCAGGAACTGGCGTTCATCCGCCCGATTGTGAACGCGCTCGGACCGCGCGCCATGCCGAACCCCGGTGGCAACTCGTTCGTCCGCCCGACGATTTCGCAGCACTCCACCGTTACGCAGCAGGCAAACGAGCTTGCAGCAGTCGGCACCCAGTCGATGAACGTCGCTGCAAACACCGTCACGAAGCTGACGCTCGGCGGTTCGCTGGACATCTCGTACCAGTCAATCGACTTCACAGATCCGAACGGCCTCACCACGGTCATCAACGACCTCGCCGGCGAGTACCTGCTCGCCACCGAAGGCGTCACCGCCACGAACCTGCTTGCCGCAGCCACCTCGTCCGGCGTGTGGGACCTCACGGTCACCGACTTCATGAAGTCGCTGTACGACGCAGCCGTCGACATCTCGACCACCACGAACCGCATGCCGACCCACATCATGGTCAGCCCGGACGTGTGGGCCCAGATCGGCCAGCTCGTCGACTCCAGCAACCGCCCGCTGTTCGCCTACACCGGCGGCACCGGCCTCCAGGGCTTCAACGGCCTCGGCAACGCAAACCTCGGCACCTGGGCAGGCGTCAACCCGCTCGGCCTCGAGCTCGTCGTCTCGTCGAAGCTCGCAGCCAAGTCGATGATCATCCTGCACAACACCGCCTTCGAGGTGTACGAGCAGATGCGCGGCATGCTCTCCGTCGAGCAGCCGTCCACGCTGTCCCGCCTGATCTCGATCTTCGGCTACTTCGCCACCTTCAAGGCGAACGCAACGATGATCCGCAAGATCACCCAGGCATAAGGGAGGCCGCCAATGGCGGTTTACACAGTCACCAACAAGTTCCTGTTGGACAACTACGCCGTGCTGACGGTGCTGGTGCCCTTCGACGGCGAAGTCGGAAGCACCATCACCGTGGCCAGCGTCGGCGCACCGTTCAACGGGACCTTCACGGTGTACGACCTGCCCGAGTACGAGTTCATCGGAGTCAGCGATCAGGGCGAGCTGCTGTTCAACGGCGCAAACCCGATGCCCAACCAAATCCTGTACCCGTGCACCGGGTCAAACGTGGATCTGGTGGCGGCGTCCGGCACGGTCACATACACGCCCGTTTGCACATGGATCAGCGGCACCGACATCGCCGACTGGGTCGGCCTGACATACGCCTCCGACGCGACATTCTTTGACCAGTGCGCGTCGGCCGCCAACCAGTTCTGCTGGCGACGCCGACAGGAATCCAACAAACTTCAAGACTCGCTCACGACGGTGCCCAGCGGGGACGTCAAGCTCGGCACCATCATGTACGGCGGCAGCCTGTACCGCCAGCGCGGCTCCATTGACCAGTTCGCCTCGTTCAGCGAGATGGGCACCGCCCCGGTGCCGGGACTGTCGCCCCTTATCAAGCAGCTGCTCGAAATCGGCGCTCACGCGGTTGCGTAATGGCCTACACCGACCTGTTCAACGAAACCCTCGATGACCTGCTGGCAACGCTCGGCACCATCACAGGTTTACGGACAACGGCAGACCCGCGTTTCATCAACCCGCCCTGCGTCTTTGTCGACGCACCGTCCTTCGACGCGTGGAACGGCAACATCGTCAAGATGAAGTTCCCGATCAGGATTGTGGGCAACGGCCCCGGCGACCTCAACACCCTGCGCCTGCTGATGAGCCTCGCGGCGCAACTGCTCAACAAAAACATCGCGGTCCTTGACGGCCGCCCGTCCTATGTCACCGTGGGCGGGCAGGAGTACGCTACTTATGACCTCAACCTGAGTATGCAAGGACAAACAGCATGAAGTACGTCATCGTTTCAGATCGAGTCGGGACACCCGGCGACAAGTTTGAGCCCGCAAGCCCCGAGGAAGCCGCCGCGCTTCTGGCTGGCGGATTCATCACACAGGCAGACGGAAAATCTGCCAAAATGGAAACCGAACCGACCGAGGAGTAAACCCCAATGGCCACATCCACATACCTGTCTAACCCCGTCGTCAAGATTGGGGCCGTGGACATCAGCGACCAGTGCACCGGCGCAACCATCAACCAGAAGACCACCGCCCTCGACTCGACGGCGTTCGGCGACACGGCGATGAAGAACGTGGCTGGCCTCCAGGACAACAGCATCGACCTCGAGCTCTACTGGAGCACCGCCGCATCCGAGACCTACGCGACGCTCAAGAGCCTCATCGGCACCAGCGTGAACGTCACCGTTCAGGGCTCGTCGGCCGCCACCAGCGCCACCAACCCGCTCGGCACCCTCACCGGCGGCTACCTCGAGGAGATCCCGGTGGAGTACAAGGTCGGAGAACTCGCCAAGGTCAGCATCACCTTCAAGGGCGGCACCTTCGCCTGGTCCGAGTCCTAAACCAACCATAAGGGGCAAACATGAAACTGACACTCCGCGTAGACCAGGGCGAAGGCCCCTACGAAGTCTCAACCACCCTCTGGGTCATCACCCAATGGGAACGCAAGTTCAAGCGCAAAGCATCCGACCTGGCTGCCGGTATCGGCGTCGAGGACCTTGCCTATCTGGCGCAGCAGGCATCCATCGTCGCAAACATCAGCACCCCGGTGGAACTGGACTCGTTCATCAAGCGCCTTGAGCTGCTTGAAGTAGTCACCGACGAGGAACCCACTTTCCCTACCGACGCGGCACCTACCGCCGCGCTCTAGCAGAAGTTCTGGTCGCCTGCGGGTGGTGGCCCGCTGGAATAGACTTCGACGTACAAGATCTCAACACCGTGATCGAAGTCCTGAACGAAAGCCGCAAATGACTCCAGAAACCAGCATCCAGGTGATTGGTCTCAAGGAGGCGCTGGCAGAGTTGAAGCGCATCGAGCCGCAGCTGCGGAAAGAGCTCACGCGATCCATCAAGGGCGACGCAGCCCCGCTCGTAAACGCGGCCCGCGAACTGGTCCCCACCGGGGCACCGCTGTCCGGGATGCGTACCGGCAAGTTTGCATGGTCCGCCAAAGCTCGGTCCGGCATCGGTATCAAGATGGGCGGCCGGTCCCGCGGGAACGAGTTCACCATCCTGTCCTTGCGTCAGAACAACGGCGTCGGGCAAATTTTTGACATGGCCGGCAAGAAGGGCGGTTCGTCTAAACAGGGCGAGGCCTTCATAGCGGCATTGTCAGCCCGCTACGGGCGTCCTTCGCGCTCCATGTGGCCCGCAGCCGAAAAAGCCCTGCCAGCGGTCACAGAAGCGATTACAGCCACCATTGACGAGGCCCTAGGGGACATCAACAGGAGGTTGCTGACCAAATGAGCATCATCGTCCCCATTCTCACCGAACTGAAGTCGGACGGCATCGACAAAGCCATCAACCAGTTCAAGGAACTTGAGGGTGCTGGCGCTAAAGCCCAGTTTGCAATTAAGAAGGCTGCTGTCCCGGCCGCAGCCGCAATGGCCGGTCTGTCCGCCGTCCTGGGCGACGCGGTCAAGGGCGCAATGGAGGATCAGGCCGCCCAGGAACGTCTGGTGCAAACCATCAAGAACAACACCGATGCCCGCACGTGGGACATCAAGTCGGTGGAAACGTGGATTTCCAAAACCTCGATGTCGGCTGCCGTCGCCGACGACGAGCTGCGCCCGGCGCTTGGCAAACTGATTACGCAAACAAAGAGCGTGAGCCGCGCACAAGAGATTATGGCGGTTGCCCTTGATGTAAGCGCGGGAACGGGAAAAAGCGTCTCCGAAGTCACCGATGCAATGGCACGAGCTGCGGGCGGGCAGATGAAAGCTTTGCAAAAACTGTCGCCCGAACTCAAGGGAATGATCAAGGACGGCATGGACCTCGATGGGGCCATGATCAACCTCCAAGCCACGTTTGGCGGGTCGTCGCAGGTCATGGCAAACACGGCCGAAGGCGGCATGAAGAAGTTTTCGATTGCCATGTCCGAGGCAAAGGAAAACATTGGGGCCGCGCTGCTTCCGGCCGTCGAGAAGCTGATGGTTCCGTTGTCCGCGCTTGGCACTTGGGCCCAGGAACACACCACCGTTTTCTTGGTCATCGCCGGCGTAATCGGCGGCATTGCCACGGCAGTCCTTGCGGTAAACACCGCGATGAAGATTTGGGAAGCGGGCACCAAGATTTGGACGGCGCTCCAATGGGCGTGGAACGCGGCTATGACTGCCAACCCCATCGGCCTGATCGTTGTCGGCATTGCAGCTCTTGTCGCCGGCCTTGTCCTGGCGTATAAGCATTTCCAAGGATTCCGCGACGTTGTTGACACGGTGGCCGGCGCACTTAAGACCGGGTTCCTCATGGCAATCGGTTTCGTGAAAACAGAAATTGACGCGGTTTACGCCGTGTTCAAGTTCCTGTTCAACGGCATCGCCAGCATGTGGAACAACACCATCGGCAAACTGCACTTTTCAATCCCGTCTTGGGTGCCTGGAATCGGCGGCAAAGGCTTTGACGTGCCTGACATTCCGATGCTGGCAAACGGCGGAATCGTCACCGGGCCCACGCTTGCCATGATCGGCGAGGCAGGTCCCGAAGCCGTTATCCCGCTGTCCCGCGCTGGTGGCATGGCTGGCGGCGGTGTCAACATCAACGTCAACGGCGGCGACCCTCAAGCCATCGTTGACGCCCTCCGCCGGTTCTACCGCCAGAACGGGCCCTTGCCGGTCGGTGTGGCGTACTGATGACCTACAGCACCCCGTACTTCAAGGCCTACAAAGGCGTCGGGACTTCCACCGAAATCCCAAACATCCAAACCATGACGTTTGGCAAAGGACGCCGTTACGTCACCGACAACTACCGATCAGGCGCTGGAACCCTGACCGGACGACGGCCAGACCTGTTGCCTTCTTTGGCGGTAGGCGACACCGTGCAACTCGACATCGGCGTGGACGGCGTCAAATACGCCGCCCTTCTGTACCGAATCTCAAACCTGCAAATCGACTACGGAATCGTGTCCAGCATGGATACCTGGACAATTGACCTTGAGGACGCCTTTGCCATCCTCGGCCGCGCACAAGTCACACAATCGTGGTCCGCTGGCGACAACGCTTACACCGTGTTTGCAAACATCTGCACAGCCGCAAATTGCGGGTCATTTGGATCGGCATCATCCAAAACAGTTTCGGCGCAATCATTCACAAACGCAAACGCGCTTCAATTAGCCCAAACAGTTGCAAACACATCTCAGGCCTACCTGTACGCCCTTGACACCCAAATCAACTGGTACAACAGCGACTGGCCCTACACCGCTGGATCAGTGGCGTTTTCAGACGCCGGCACCGCCGGAACCCTCAGATACGACAACCTGACGTTCGGCAGCCTTGTCGACAACTACGCAACCAAAGTAGTGGTCACGGCCGCAGGCCTCGGCGATTCGACATCGGGCACCGGAAACCTTTCGTACAGCTTTGACACCTATTCGTCCTCGGCGTCCGACGCCACAGCTGTCGCCCAATTCACGGCCGGAAACCTGTCCGCAAACACGGCGTCCCCGCTTCAGATCAGCGGAACAATCAAGGAACAGTCCATCCCGGACATGTTCTATTGCCTGGGCAACCCGTATCTGGTCACCGTCGTTTTCCGCGGCTCGACTTACAACACCTACATTTTGGGCTGGCAGATCTCGGGCACACCCCAGGACATCCGGTGCACTTATTTTTTGGCGTCCTCGTCGTTTTTCAGCCAGTTCATCCTGAACAGCACGACTAGCGGCGTCCTGAACACGAACAAGTTAGGATTCTGACATGGCTGTGAAAACGTTTGCTGTGGGTGAGGTGCTGACCGCGTCAGACACGAACACCTACTTGAACAACGGCGGCCTTGTGTACGTGACGAGTACGACGGTTGGGTCGGCAGTAACAACCGTGACAGTCAGCAACTGTTTTTCCAGCACCTACGACAACTATCGCATTACGTTCGCTGGTTCCCAACCGACCGCCACCGATTCGTTTCGTCTAATGATTGGTTCAGGTGCTACAAATGACCATTACGGAACAATGAACTATGACGCGTATTACGGAACAGTGTCGGGCGTTTTGCGCGTCAATAACGGCCCGTCAATTTACGCCGTTCTAAATGAGGCTGGAAACAAAACTGCCCAATTTTCGTGTGACATTCTCAGCCCTAATTTGGCGCAACCAACCGTGATTTTTGGTCAAAGTTATGGGCGCGGGTTTTACTGCAATTTCGGTGGTACCCGCGCTGCAAGCACCGCCTATACAGGCTTCACAATCACCATTGACGGCGCAGGAACATTTACAGGCGGCACCATCACCGTATACGGATACCGAAAGGCATGACCATGAGCGACCCTATTCTCGGAACATTCCACGACGCTGAAACGGGTGAGACCGTGACGCGTGAACTAACCGCTGAAGAGATTGCCGCGTTGCCCGAATCGGGCGAACCGCTGACACTCCCCGAATGAAAACGCGGTGGGTAATTCCCGCCGCAACCGTGTCCGCCGCCCTGATCTGGCCCGGCAACGCCCACGCCCGCACCTTTACCTGCTGGCAATCCAACACCGCTAACTGGCCGATGGAACAACCAGACGCCGACGCCAACGCCGGCAAATGGCCTACCTGGACCGACTGCGAAGCGTGGCGCAACGGGAACCCAGGCCCCGAATACGTCTGGTCATACGGGCCATCCGTGACCACCACCACTTCCGAACCCGCCACGACAACCACCGAAACCTCAACGACAACCACTTCCACGACGACGACCTCGACAACGTCCACCAGTACGACGACAACGACCACGACAACCGTGCCCGAAACACCGCCGAAAACAACAGCTCTCGAGGTGACCACGACGAACTCCCCGGTGACCACCACCACCTCGACAACGCCCGCCTACCACGACGCGACAAGCACCACCCAAGACAAAACGACGCAAACAACCGCCACCAACGCGAGCACAACCTCGACATCCTCGTCCACGACAACCCTCCCTCTTGATCCATTGCCCGAGACAATATTGAGCACAACCATCGTGCAAACGGATACTGCCGAGGCCCACGCCGCCAAAGTGATCGGCGCACAGCTCGCGCCGGGCGTCACCCCGCTTCAGGCGGAATCTGTTCTAATAGTGAATGTCGCCATGACAGCCGTGTCCACAGCAACACGCGCTAGGAGGCGCAATGAAGAATGAACTCAAAGCCTTACCGCTGACCCTGCTCGGGTCGTGGTATGTGATCATCACCCTCGGAGGCGGCACCAAGACCGCCGCGATCTACGGCACCGTCATCGGGCTTGCCGTACACTTACTGCTGACCGCCCTCATAGGAGACGACGAATGAACCTATCCATCCTCAAAGACGTCCTTGGGCGCATGGTCGCCCTGTTCCTGACGTCCGCTGCCGGCGTCGTGACCGGGGCGGCCGCTCTCGCCCCAGAACTGACCATTGCCAAGAGCTGCGCCATCGCCGGCGTGTCGGCCTGCATCGTCGTACTCCAGAAGCTCGCCAGCGCCAGCCTTGACGGCAACCTCACCAAGGATGAGGTCGATGCCGCGTTCGGCATCAAGCCAGGAAGCCGCAACAATGGTCAGCAACAGTAAAACCGTCACTACCACCGCCTCAAAGGTCGTTGACGCCGCCGGGGCATGGCGCACGATCTACCTGCACGTCGTCGGCAACGGCATCGTGTACATCGGCGGCTCAAACGTCACCACCGCAAACGGCCTCCTGACCGAAAAGAACGCCGTCCCGTTCCAGTTCATCCTTCCCGCAAACGAATCCCTGTATGCCGTGACCGCGTCCGGCACCGAAGATCTCCGAATCATGGAGCCCACAGCACAATGAAATACACCGGCTACGACGTGACCGCCACCGACAAAAAGAAAGGCACCGAACGCTTTGTCGAGCTGTGCCGCAAGCGTTGGGGTTTCAACAACCTCGGCACCCTGGTGGTCCGCAAGATGCGGAACGGCTCCGGCATGTCCGTCCACGCAACGGGCCGCGCCGCCGACATCGGATTCCCGGACACCGCCGAAGGCCACGCCGACGCCGTCCAGGCCATGAACTGGTTTATCAAGTACTACAAAGAGCTCGGGATTGAGGAAGTCCATGATTACTCCGGGCTGACTAAGAAGGGCACCGAAACTTGGGGCCGCGGCTGGCGTTGCGCCCGCACTGGTGGAAAGCCTGGCTGGAAGGACTGGACCGCCGACGACAACGGCGGCTCAGCCGGAGCCAAATGGATTCATGTAGAACTGGCCCCGCACGACAACGGCGGCCTGTGTGACGATGATGTGGCGCTCGAGGCCGCGTGGCGGGCGCTCCCGAAGCCCTGAGGCGCTTGGACACGGTTCAGGGTTAGGCCTGGGTCGGGCCTCCCGCGTTGCCCCTTGCGCGGATCAGGCCCGGCCCTGCGCTGCAATGCTTGCCTTCATGTTTACGGTTTGCTATTGTGACTTTGTCAACCAAGTGACAAAAGGAGCAAACAATGAAATTGCGTAGGAAAAAGGCGCTGATTGCAAAAATCAGCGAACTCGAAGCACAAGTTGCCAAGTTGGAAAAGACACTGGCGCGGTCAACAAAGCCACAAATGTCCGGGAAACTGGAACAAACACCAAAAGGCAAGAACAACACCGGTCGCGTGTATACGGCCGACGAAATTGCCTTGGCGACGTTGTTGAGGGAACAGGGCGCAACGTACGCCACGATTGGTACTGTGCTGGATCGAAGCACTGAGGCCATCAAAGCCCTATTTCTGCGAATGGGGAAAAACGATCCGTCAGTGGGCCGTTCACGTCACGAAAACAGGTGGAAGTAGCAATGACTTTCCCGCCCTGCCGCAACTGTGGAAAACCCGGCGCAATGCCCGGACCCATGTGCATGGCCTGCTCAGAGCTCGCCCTCGGCAAAGACCCGTTCTGGTGGAAGCCCAACAACCCGCAACCATCGTTTCGTCGCACCGACCCCGCTACAAGCCGTCAGGCGGCCGTAGCGATGCCGAAGGCGTGGAACACCCACATGGCGCGTTTGCTCGCCGCATACGCCTCCACAGACGCTGTGAACGGCCTCACAGACGAAGAAGCCTGCACCCTCGTCGGCCTCGAGCGGGGCGGCTGGAAACGCTGCTCAGACTTGCGCCGCGCCGGCTGGATCCAAGCCACCATGATGACCCGCCCAGCATCGTCAGGCCTCGAGCAGCGGGTCTGCGAAATCACCAAGACCGGGCTGGCACAGCACCGCGCCAACCAAGCAGGCCGCAAATGAGTATCGGATTGCTACTGATTGGGGGTTACCTGTGGATCATGTGGATAACGAGAGCATGAACCTCCCCATCTGGGGCTACCAAGTTCTACGCTCACAGGACAAGACAACGATGGTCCAGATCTTTTGGGATTTGGAAACAGGCCAACTGCTCCACGCACAGGTGTGCACCCGGCTTACGCCGTGGGGGGCTTGGGGGCCGCCGACGGAAGTTCAGAAGGTTGATTAGACGAGTATGTGCAGCTGTTGCGCTCATCCTGACCCTGCAAACCAGCCCGGTCCACGCCGACTGGAACCACCCGCTCCCTTACGAGCTGTACCGGCAGTTGTCGGACTGTGAGACGAGTTCCAACACGGCGCACCTGACCAGGTCCTACGTCGGCGCTTTCGGGTTCTACAAAAACACCTGGCGCATGTTCTCAGACACACCGCCAACCCGCGCCTACCGGCTCACCTACGGCCAGCAAGCCCGCGTCCTGGATCGAGCGTTCTGGTTTGGCTACGGCAAACAGTATGCGGTAGGGCCGTGGGGCCACGGCTGCTTCAAGCATTATTGGCTGGTGAGTTCCAAACTTCGCACAGCCGTGTGCAATAATCGCAAACACCAAGTGCGGCGTTGGTGCCGCTAACACAAACAAAGGGGCAAACATGCCGAGGGAAAAGAAGTACACGCGAACCATCGCGGTCCGCGTCACCGCCGAGGAATGGAAGCTCATCCTCTACGCAATGGAACGCGACGGCCATGCAAACGCCACCGCCTACCTGCGTCAACTGATCACCGACGACGGACGCGCCCTGCACCTGTCATGGATTCAGGCACAGAAGCGCATCGAAGCACAGGCCCGTCGAGCAGCAAAGAAGGCCGCCGATGCAAACGCCTAGTCTCAAAGACCTCGCCGCCTGGGCACAACACGAAGCCGACATTGTCGACGCAATGGGCCCGACGCCGGCAGGAGACAAACTGCGCCTCATCGCAGCAGTCCTCACCAAGTTCGAGTCCGAGCTCCTGCCCGCGCTCGAGCACTTGAACGCCGAGATCCGCCGACTGGAAATCCGCGCCCATGTTGGATGACATCGTAAAGAAATTACGCGATAGCAGCTACACCGGGTGCTTTTGCGAATCGTGTGCCGAATCACGGGAAGCGGCCGATGAAATCGAGCGTTTGCGCGCTTATGTGTTGTGTTTCCCGTGTACTTGTTTTGTCAACAAGCCCAAATGCATCCGATGTGAAGTGTTGGAGACGTCGAATGAGCCTTGATGACTACGAGCCAGTAGCCGTACGCCTCGACCGCTGGTTCAAGACCGAAACCGACGCCGGCCACATCCCCCGCATCCTCACCACGCTCCTGTCAGCACCCGGTGCCGACGTCTGCATGTTCAGAGCCGAGCTCTGGCGCATCACGCAGCTCGCAGACGGCGCAGGGGAACGCTCAACGCTGCTGGCCTCAGGACACGCCGAAGAGATCCGTGGACAGGGCAACGTGAACCGCACCAGCCATGTCGAGAACTGCGAAACCAGCGCCATCGGACGCGCCCTGGCTAACTGGAACCAGATCAGCCACGCCACACTCAACGGCAGACCAACCCGCGAAGAAATGACCAAGGTGCAGCGTTACGCCGGCCCGAGCCAATCCTCGAGCAACCCATCGACGCCGACCACCGTGCGCGGCCCAATGAACGGTGAAGCATCCGAACGACAACTTGGCTACATCAAAGGCGCATGCAAACGCGACGGGATACCAGCCCCAGTGTGGATCAACGGCCTGACCAAACAGCAAGCATCCGAATGGATTGAGAAACACAAGAACGGGACGCCGGCTCAGGCCATCAACCGTGAAATGCAATCACAGGTGCAAGAAGAGGACCCGTTCTGATGTTTGAATTGCTGACCTTCCTGAGCTATTCCTACGCCGTTTGGGCGTTTGGTTATTGGCTGGGCGCAACCAACAGGCGGGACCGTGGCTGAAGAATATGTTTACGTCGCAGGTCGGTCCATGACCGTCCAGGAACTGCTCGACATCATTGACGTGATGCGGGAATGGTTACGCGAGCTCGACAAGACCGGCAAGTACTCCCAACCGAACGGCCATTTGTGGAACGCCATAGATCAAGCGGCGGTAAACCGTCGTGCATGAGCGCGTAAACGACGCAAGCGAGCGCCTGTTTCAAGACCAGGTAGTGCAAATCTTTCGCATGAACGGCTGGTGGGTATTTCACCCAACCCCGCACCTTGTCCGCGGGACAGTATGGCGATCCGATGGCACTGGTTTTCCCGATCTCGTTTGTGCTCACCCGGAGCGCGGCGTCCTGTTCGCAGAGCTCAAGACCGAGAAGGGGAAGCTGTCCCAATTTCAGAAGCGTTGGGCTGAAGCTCTCGAACCGCACATTGAGTACTACCTGTGGCGGCCCCGCGACATTCTGACCATTGCCAAGCGGGCGAGTGCTACATTCACGACCCCGAACAACTGATCACACGCATGACCTAACCCCGTTTGCAGGGGAGTGGTGGAACACACGGGAACGTGGGTAGAGCCCCATGCCCAAGGGCCGGGGTGCAGCGTCCAAACGACACAAATGCGAACGGTGACTGTCCGCTACGAGCAAACATCTGGCCACCGAGGAGACATACCTGAAGCGCGAGGGGGCTGCGACCCGAGCACCCGACCACAGCAACCAAGGGCAACCGAGCGAAGCGAGGGCGGCAGCCCAAGCCCGAAGGGCGCGGGAGTAGCATCACCACCATGTCCAACCCGTACGCCACAGCCGAATACCGACGCAACCGAGCCATCATCCTCCAGGGCAACCCCGACT